CTGCCGCGCACCCGTAAGGAGACCCCGCCGGGAGTACCTTTTAGGGCATGCATCGCTTGCTTAACCGACTTCATCTACGTTCACGAATTGAAGCCTGGCGATCTGAGTCTGCTCGTGGAGTATCTGATGCTGAACTGAGCCGCTGTACTTGGTGAGCCGCATTAGATACTCACCCTCTGGAATCACTCCTCCGGCCAGTGTTAATAGTCCGCCTAGATTCAAGCCCAACAAACCATCCTCACTATAGTCAATCAGCGCTGGGTCAGCGTCGGTATCCGCTGTCGCTATTAGCTCTGATGCGGCTCCTGCATTGCTTAGACTCACAACATGAAGAACCATTCGCGTTACCCCTGCCCACTTCTCCTGTACTGCAGCGAGAGACGCCGGATAAACTCGGTCAACAGACAGCTCGATGGTGTTCGTCTTACCAATATAAACCAGAGCCTTCAGTGGAGTGATGCGCGGATAGCTCGTGATGTTAGCAACAGATAGCGACATTATTCTCTCCTAGCTGTTTACGCACTCTCAGCCGCAACCCAGTCAATAACCTCTTGGTTTGTCGAATTGATAGTCGCTTGTGCGCTCAGACGCTCAGCGGCGTCCTGGACAATGAGTCGTTTATAAATAGTAGATACAACGGGATCACCGTTCTCGTCGTAGGTGGTGTCCTCGACAGTGGCCGGCAGCGGTTCAATGAATTGTTTGGTGACAGTGGCGAGAGTTACATCGACCATCTGCCCTGACACCTCATCAAACTCTTGCTCACCAGTCGGGATGTCCTCGATCAGTTCATCCTGACCCTCAGCCAACACATAGCGCTCAAGGCGAGCGACTGCGTTCTTGTAGGCAACGAGACTCCCATTGAATGAGTTGGCTGCTCTATTAGCATCATCGTTAGCACTGATGCCAACCATGTAGGTATCGAATTTACCATCAGCCAGTCTAATAGATCGCTCGCGCTTCCACTCTGGCCAATCACGATTGATATAAGCCTGAGTACGCCGGTTCAATTGCTCACCGGACATAGGCACATCACCCTTCGCTATAAAGTTCATGCGCGTACTCCAATGATGCAGGTCTGTGTTGCAGCGGTAGGTGCTACAGCGGGTTTAATCCAAGTATCGAAGCCATTGCTATGGACGGTGTAATCGTCGCTGACACCCTCTCGAAGGAGCAGGCCATCGACGAATACTTGAGTTGGTAGCCAGCCTCTCGGGAGGTAGTGAACGACATCGGTACCATCTGACAAAAATAGCGACGTGTCATCTATGTTTGCGCCACAGCTGCTGTTCACTGCTTGAATGGCATAATCAACATGAGCCGCAGGTATCTCATCAATATAAGTGCCATTCGCTGCCACACTTTGACCGACTGAGCCAGATCCTAGACGCGCCCTGAATGAACCAGACCCAGTATAATTTGATAGCGTGTAGGTAGATCGGTAATTAACCCCAATAATAGCGACACTTGGTTGAGTCAGTTGCGCTACAGCACCCGCTGCCTTTGTCGCCACGCCTGACGCAATAGTCCAATCTGTACCCTTTGTCCAGATCGTGTCTGAATCAAAACCCCCATTTGTTAGTAGGTTATCAAAGTAAAACTGCTGCTCCTCATAACCACATTGGGCTTTAAGAGCAGTTAACTTCTCACGGATATTGATTACTGGTTTGCTTACCAAGACAGTCATATTATTGCTCCACCACCATGCCATCACTGGCTGCTATAGCTGTCGTCACAGCGACCGTTGTATTGTCTACTCGCTGTAAACCATCAAACACTGAGCGGCCTGCTGACGTACCTACATGAAGCAATTCAGTGTCCTCGTCATAAGCCAGTGCTGTTACAGAATCAGATGAACCGTACAAGGTTGCTTGTGCGTTTTCTTGAAAGAGTGGTAGCTCATCGCGATATATCTTGGCGATCTGATCTGCTGAGGGGGCTGTAGCACTAGCCCGCCAAAGCGCCAAACCATCAGGAAACTCAGCCCAGCCAGTTAGAGCTTTACCGACTCGGAGTACAGCAGAATCGAGAGTAAAGCTATCAGCCAACGCCGTAGTCTGCTTAAGAACCCCATTAATATACTGGTACATCACACCATCTTTTCTCACGAAGCAGATAAATGTGTTGCCAAGAGGAATGGGTGATGCCCATGCAGTGGAACCGCTTTCTGTATACAAGGTTATCGTTTCATCACTATTCAATCGGGGCATGAATCTAGCGCCACCAGCATCAGTAATACCTCTGCTGATAAACCCTGTACCAGAGACTGCGCTTGCTCCACCAAAATCAACAAACCACCCCATGTAACAGAAATCACCCGTCCCAAAATCAAGATCACTATTGTAAGGCTGCTCAAGGTAGTTGCTTGCACTGAAACCAGAGTAACCCATCAGATCAGCACCAGTAGCCACAGCAGCTTTCGTGATCGTGCCGTGTACTGCTAGGCCATTGGCGTTGACTGAGCGGTCAGGGTCGACAAGGCGGACAGATAAAAATGAGATGCTTGATGTATTGTTCGTATTGCTTAAGTTTCTTAGGGTTACAAAAACAGAAGCGGCAGCGGCTGTAAATGTGTAGCTAACATCATCATCGTCGTTAGCGCTCTGGAAATATGAGTTATTAGTGCTAGCAGTCCCGACTTGAACAATACTAACTCCAACCTTACCGGAAACTGTAATGGTGTAAGACTTACCAATAACTGTAGGAACTTCCTGGTAGGTCATACCTTCATTAGCAGTGTCTACCCCTGTGGTCAGTTTTATGATACCTGTCGCGCCCCATGACGTAGACCCTGTACCCTCACTTATATCCGTCCAGCCAATAATGTCATCAGCAAAATCACCGTTAGTAACCAGTTCGCCACCGACCAACGACTCAGCTACGTTGCTTGATAGTGCTGCGAGTTTGATGTCGCCTACCATCCAGCCGGTGTTGTAGTCTGTATTAATTTGAACAGCCATGCCCTCCGAGGGCGCTTCTATATTTTCATCAACTATCGATACACCATCTGATAAACCAAATGCAGGAAAAGCGACTGCTTCTATAGTTTTACCTAAACCATCGTGTAGCCAAAGGTTTCCTCCGTATGCCCAATGGTAGGCGGTAAAATAGTTCCTAGCTCTAGTAAACACTGTCCCATAGTAGGCGGCGGATAGGGCGAGGTCTGCATCAGGCATAGCGGATATCAAGGCAAAACGAGCGCCGAAAGTGTCCTGTACATACCCAATATCCTCACCTACAAACCATACATGTGTGGCGTCATCTTGCCCCCCTGCGGTATGCACAATGTCAACAACACTGCCATCATGTTTGATTATCGATACACCACCATTGGTAGCAACCGCAATCGTGGGAATAGGCAAACCTGTTTCGTTATCAATAGGCGCATTGGGTAAGACGGTCATGGCTACATCGTTGACTGTGGAAGGTGCGGCGACCATTAGATCATGGCTAGTGGACTTAAAATTATCACTTGAGTTCCATGTGTGTCGGTTGGCAATATTATGCACACTGTCCGAAACTACTGAGTACCCTAAATGGCTGTCGGAGAGGAAATCAATAACTGACAGTGGCTTGCTGTAAGGAACCGTATTAGTGAGGCCTACAGCGAGCTTTCCATTAAGCATCGCGGCACACTTTACTGGTAGGGCGTAACCATCTAGATGGTATGCAGCCCTTGATAATGATGCTCCAGCACCTGCCACAAATACCAGCCACATCGGCATAGTTTCATCGTCACCGTCGTAGATAGTTACCCTGGCAGCCTCTACTACAATAATTGCCACCGCAGGAAACTCCCGACGACTGCCGCGAGTTGCAGTACCCAGAGTCTCGTTGTACCAACTCTTACCCTGGCATCGTTTTCTCCATGCACCGCCGTCTGAGTCTTTGGTTGTGTCGTAAATAAAAACGTCAACCGCAGTATCGGCAATAGACGCATCAATCGCATCAAGTTCTTGTTTAAGCCAAGCGTTGGCAATCTTGCCGTCAGCACCAGCCAGAGGGATCTTGCCAGCTTCAGGGGTGAGCGTAGCCGTGCCACCGGTAACGACTGCTACTGCGTTCGATTCAGCAGTCTCAGCGCCAGACTGTGCAGTCTCAGCAGCCGACTTTGCGGTATCGGCTAAATTCTTACTAGCCAGGGCCTCAGCCGCTGACGTTGCCGAAGCAGACGCAGAGTTTGATGCCGCAGTCGTGGACGCATCCAGAGTGGCCTTCTTCTCGTTAACCGATTCAGTCAGCGCATCGGCGGCTGTTGTTAGTGCTGCTACCTCTGTTTCTATAGTCATTCTTCAAACCCGTGTTCTGCGACGAATCGCTCATTTTGATTCAGCAACGACGTTGCCATTTGAACAAAGGGTATCGTCACCTGCGCTTCGATATTGGCCCATGAAGCAGCTGCTGCAGCTTCGGACTCAGCCGCTAGAACAACATCCGCTGCGGTTGATACCGCGTCTGCGTTAGTCAGCAAGACATCCGCATTTGTCTCCACGACGTCAGCGTTAGTCAGCGCAAGATCCGCCGCGGTTGATACTGCGTCTGCTGCGGTAGCAATGGCATCCGCATTGGTCGTAATCACATCGGCCGCAGTTGACGCTGCGTCTGCGTTAGTCAGCACCACATCCGCGTTTGTTGTAATCACATCGGCAGCGGTTGATGCTGCGTCTGCGTTAGTCAGAAGAACGTCAGCGGCGGTGGCGGCAGCGTCAGCCTCTGTTAATGCAGCAGACGCGCTCGCCTCACTTGCACTGGTAGCAGCAGCAGCCGCATTGATCGCAGATGCGCCTGGTGTCTCGACCGCGACCGCCGACACCAATGAATTTAAAGTGGCATCCTGATCCTGCATCTGAATCAGTTCATCAACGACCACCTCGCCTCGCTTTGAGTGAACTCGAACGCGATACCGCGAGTCCTGGGTGCCAGTCGAATTAGGCTGGAGCTGGAATGTCGCGATACCACTGGCATTAGTGGTGGCGGTGACAATGCTCGCGACGATGGTTTTCGAAGCAGTGTGGTCGGCAGAGACTAGCGCGACCTCGACGTTTAACCCTTCAGCGTCCGCCAATGCAAGATCCGCCAATGCAACTGTCAGTGTCCTAGCAGTCATTTGATAGTGCTCGTGACAGTGGTCATTTCATTCGTCTGATTTGGTTGTTAATTGCGGCATTGAGCTCAATTGGAAACCTTTCTGCCACCGCAATTTTCATCACTCGAACGATCTTTGGTGAGTCAAACATCCGGCGCGGCGATGGGCCATACACACTCTCGATCGGTAGCCTGGCTGCGCTGGTACGTCTGAACACGCGCATGTTACCGCCTCGACCTACACCAATGAACGTGCCTTCATATACCTTGGACTTACCCCAGGCTTTGGCCTTAACGCCTGGGTACTTAAAGCCCTTCTTCACACGCTTACGGAATGTGTGCACGTTACGCTGTGATGGACTAACAAAGTGAATAAGGTTCCTCGCCTTGCCTCGCCGAGAGTTAAGTATCGACCGGAGTGATCTGACAGACGCCTTACTGATATCCAGGCTAGCCCTGACATCCTTCTGCTTGATGTTTGTCTCCGACGAGATAGCCTTAACCACCCTGCTGTTGACCGTCTTCATCGTGCGGTTAAGCGCCTGCGGTGCGGCCTTCTTCATCAGCGTTTTCTCAAAGCCATAAAGCTTTCGCTCTAATCGATCGAGGTCATGCTTAACAGAGAACGTCACCGGATTACTCCTTACCTTTTAGCTGCACACCCTTCTGCTTACTGCCGAGGCTAGAGCCGAAGAAGAACGAGATCACCGACTGCCGCTCCTGCAGCAGCTGTCCTATAACGACACCGATTAGGTTGGAGACAATAGCGATCAGCGTACCCTTCTCACCGAGAAACCAAACAGCGCCAGCATTGGCCACCACAAGCCCCACGATCGTTGGGAGGTTGTACTTAACAACATGATCAGCAATCTTGTCTGCTTGCTTGTGGCCGGTCTTTTGATACTGGTCAGAGGCACGCTGGCGTGATTGCTCATCAAGCCGCTCGAGCACCGTCTCGTTCTCCATGACGGCTATTTGAAACTGGTAGGCGAGCTGTGGATCCGCCTTTAGTGCTTCAGTCGCGTCGCTCAGGTCATCCTTGCCAGTGACCGTCCTCGCGACGTTTGCGACTGTTTCAGCCAGAGCGGATACTTTCGATCCGCTATCAGAACCAAACAGGCTGACGAGTTTAGGGGCGAACTGCAGCAGCCCCAAGGCAAGGGATATGCTCATCCCAGCACCGAGCGAGGAAAGTCGTTCACGTATTGGTGGACGTGTCCGGCCCTCGGATTGCGGTTGTACTTTTCGTCCCATATCTTGGCAAGGGCTCTAACGTCGCGGGGATCCTCTGGCCAATGGAACGAGCTTTTATAGATCAGCACTCTAGCGACGAATGTGGCGTATTGAAGGTCACGCACGAGCGCTTCGTGGTCTAGCTCATACGCATCGACCGTTATTCGTTTGACAGCGCCAACAGGCAGCAGCGACTTGGCGTATGCCATCCGGTTCTCGTCATAGCGCAAATAGTGCTCATAGATACTGGTGTGCGTCTCGGCTTCGACTTGATAGATGCCTAATCCACCATCCAGCACCACGCCTCCGCTGTTACCAACCTGGCGCAGATACGTGCCGCCCTTTGATTCGTGGTAGGCAATACCGATCATCAGGTTTACGGCGGCAGGATTGTTAGATCCTGGAAATACTTCATTCATCGCGTCCAGGGTAGGCACGACGATGTGGTTCTTAAACTGAATCGGATTAAACACATCGGACTCCTGTGCCTGTGTCGGTAGAGCGAATGCAACAAGCATTAACAGTAAATAAATGGGTCTCATTTCAACTTTCCTCGTCTTTTCGGGGTTTTGGTTGCTGTTGTAGCCGCGACAACAATGCTTGCTCCATGAGATACACGCCTCTGCCGCCCATGTGACCAGCGACGCCTGCAGCTGCTGCTGTCATTTCAAAAGAGAAACCCACGTCTATGCAGAAGAAAGCCGTCATCAGACCAGCGAATCCGGACAGAACAAACTCGCCGAGCAGCTCGACTAAACTAAAAGACTTCTGATTGTTTGCTCTTACTTTGCTGAGGTAGTTAGCCAGTCCGCCGAAACAGGCAAGCATGATGAACCAAATATAGGCGCTTATTTGCACCCACATCTCTCTTAGAGCATCGCTCATCTTTTATCCCAGGCATAAAAAAACCCGCAGGAAGCGGGTTTCGGATTGTTAGCTTTGGCAATTGTGGCAACTTTTGCATAAAACCTGTTGACACGTCAAGGGGTCATGTTGTGAATTCGCTAGGAAATTCAGCCACGTCCATCAAGACCATATCGAATCCGGATTGCTTGTAGCGACGTGCGTACTCATGACTGCAGCGTAACTCAAGCGCGATGTTGCGATAGCTGACACCCGCATAATGCAAACAGACCGCTGTATAGGCTGGCGAATTAACTCGCAGCAGCTTGGACATCGTTGCCTCCATGCGGATAGACGACATGCTTATAGAAATCTTGCTGGACCGGCCTCCCCTGGTCTCGGTTGCATGAACGCGAGTACTCCCAACCTCGTCTCTACCCGATCGTGAACGCGATCGATGGTTACGCGTCTCGGTAATCGCCAGCGCTTCGCCGGCATAGCCATTGGCCCCATAGGAGTCGTCCGAGTAGTTAATCTCTCGCAGCCATTGCTGGATGAGACGATCAGTGGTCTGCTCGAGTGGTGTCGGCACGTCGTTCAAAGATTCATCCCTCATTGAGTGTAAGGTTGAGTAATCGCCTGGTGTTCCTTTAAGTCTTTTTGCTTTTGATAAAACGCCATCTCACTGATTGCCTTAGCTGACGCGATGTAAAACGCTGATATGTCTTTTCGATAAACCTCTTTGATCTGGATCGGGTAACGATCCTCGATCTGCTTCTTCTTGTTTTTGTAGGTTCGGGTCACGTGGCCTTTAACGTCGACGTATTGCAGCGACCCATCGGTGTAGACCACTAGGAAGTCCAGGACGTAACCGACTCCAGCACCACACTCCATGCGGACCTGACGAAAGAAGTGGGACACGATGCCTGTGTTGGTTTCGCTCAGAAGCTGCAGGTAATAGGCTCCCTCGATCCGGCTGTCGAAACGGATTGTGTCGATGTAGGTCGGAACATTCCGCATCTTGGATGGTTTAGGGATTACCGGCGCAGTGGTAACGACTTCCTGCTGCTTCGCTGCTGCAGGCTTGCCGGCTAACTGCGGGAGTCCCATCTCATGGCGATACTTTTCGAGCGACCACGTCTCGGTCATGCTTTAGCCCTTGCCTCGATGTTGAGCGGCATCCGGACACGTCTTAAAATGAGACACATGACGATCGATATCAAAAAGCACATGGTCCCGAGCGTCGTCGTTGCCTCTTTGGGCGCTATAGTCGACCGGCATGCTTTTACCTTTAGCCGTCTTCAGCCACACGATCTGTTGTTTACAGCTTCTGCATTGCGCCATTAGGATTCTCCTGCTGCTTTACGGGCTTTCTTCCGAGCCCATGGTGGCGACTCTGGACATTCGATCGCCGTATGTATGCTGTGGTGGGTCGGGTCGAACGGCAACTGTGCGCGATGCGACGCTTCCGACTTGTGATTGAATCGGGTGAGTACTCCTGCCGGTAGCGTTGGGTGCTTCAACCAGATCAATCGTGCTTTGCAAAATCGACACCTTATTTTCAATCTGTGAAGTCCACGACCAGGTAGTGTTCGCCACCTAATGGATAAGCGGTCGTGCCGTAGTACTGTCCTGGCGTCATGCCACCCTGCTGACGCACCCACTCAGTCTCTATGCACTTCAATTCCGAAGGCTGCTCGATGTATCCGGGAAGGTTCGGCAGATGCTTGAAGTCCGGAAAGTGGAGACCAGCGCAGTTGTATTCCGACACGGCGCGAAGCTCCATAATGATCAGTGTGGCGAGCATGGCTGCTGTTCTCGGCACCACATCACTTCGCTGATCTAAATGATCCCGGATGGCATCATCGACCTCCACCACCTCGACGCCAAAGCTGTCCGATATACGGAATGCTGTATCGCCGGTCAGAAACCTCCGCACCACAATTTCCTTCATTTTCTCGGTCAGGTTGTCAGTCACGCACCAGGCTCCTTTATTTGATTTGCTTTGGTTGAATGTCGTAGTCCTCGATCGACAGCAGACTCTTATTGCCTTCATGGAGTGCTGGTATCTGGACCACAGACAATCGCGGGCCGCCCAGCACCTCGTTTATCCAAGTAGGAATCAGCTGCATGATGTTTGCGGGTATCTCGCCGAACTTGACGCAGTGGAGTGCGTGCAACTTGTCATAAGAAGGACCGCTACCGGAGCGCCCCATTAATTTGCATGCATCGTCGATCTTGCAAATGCTAAAACTGTCGCCCTTGAACATCTTTTCAAGTGCGAACGCCGCCATCATTTTTCGCTCTTCTAAATCTCTGATCATGGTGAAGTCCTCTCCGTTATTTGCAGTCCGATACCCAGCAGCGTCCAGGGTTTAGTCAGTAGCGAGAACGTATCAATGCTCTCGGTTGCTGGCTCGCTATTTTCAAGCCGCGCAGCTTTTCGCCTGGCTCGTAGTTCGCGCTGTAAAACTCTGTGATTACATCGAGTCGTGCAGTACCTCTGGTCCGTGCGCTTTGGCAGATAAAGCGTTCCGCACTCTTCGCAGCCATGCATAACATTGGTCATTGCTTAAACCTCACGCTCTTTTCCTCGTCACGTAATTCATCGATCGCGTACTGCGGCACGTTTAGTCCAGAGGACTTGATTGCCTCTAACCGATCGGCACAGAGTCCCGGGGACGCATCGCAGAAATATTTCCCGGCGTAATTACTAATCGTGGATAACTCGATATAGTCCTCGTCGTTAGAAACCAACTCGTGGCGCCACTTCGCCTCAGCCAGGTGCTGCTCAATCCATTCGTCTGTTGTATCGGTTGGCATCGCCTTGATGTCTGCTGGTACCTGCTCTCGCAATCTTCGGCCAGCGACGTGAGTCTCCCAGCCCTCTAGCGACTCGTAGACATACACATCGCACTCAAAGAAATCGCTAGACCATCTGCAGTAAGACATCAGCCTTCTGCCTTGTGGAGTACTTTTCGGCGGCCATGTGAGTCCATGCCGCTGATGATGTTTAACGCCTCCATCTGATCAACGATGTCGCGAGCCCTGCCATAAGCAATATCTAGGCTCCGCTGTACGAAACTCACGCTCACAACTTGCTCTCGCACCACTAAATCGATCGCGACGGCCTGCATACAATCCACATCGAGGTTGATCTGCGGCCGGACTCTATCCGGTCGCGCAGCTTCGACTACAGGCTGACCCCATAGAGCGACCGCAACTTCGTCGACCACATCGATGTAATAGGGTCCGGACTCCTGCGGCTCAATCCCATCGATCATTGTTTGTTTTAGTACCCGCAGACCTTCCATCTCTGTTGCGATCGAATCATGGTCACTTAAAAAGTTCGTGAGACCGGCAAACAAGAAATCCGGATAAGCCTTGCTGACGTGATACCCCCGCTTAATTAATTCATCCGTGAGAAGATTTAAGACGTTCTCGCTCATAGCTTTAACCTCCATGCGATCGTTAGCACATCGAATCCGTGATTGACCTCGTTGGTGTTGGCGTTCGACCAGTGATTCCAGGACACGCGGATCCGATCGAATTGGTAGCCGACTCCGATATTGAAACTGGTAGGACTACCGAGCACGTCAGAGCGTTCGTTGATGGCGATGCCGGCGTGGGTTTGGAAACCGTTGGCGACGGTGTACCGATAACCGCCGGTGATGAAATCTTGATTGTTTACCTCACCATCGTCGCGCCGCTTGACGCGTTGTAGTCGGTCGTAAGCGATAAACCATCGCTCATGGGGCGAGTACTCGAGGTGGATCCCATAACCGCCCACGTCGCCACCGTCTAAACCTGTGTCGATGTAAAACGGTTGGCTATAACCGACGAGCGTGGATGCCAGGCATGGCAATGTGGTCAAGAGCAAAAGGCTTACAAGGATTCGAGCCATGTTCTACTCCCCATCCCGTTTAAAATTGATAACGTTGGCGCTCGTGGTACACGTCTCCGGACGCTTCTGCGGTGCAGCCGGTTCGGATACTCCTGAGCCGGTTGCCTTTTCCTTTACGCGATTCCTATCAAGCGGCTTGATACAGCGGTGGCAGATGTGGAGATTTTCATGGGTAATCGATACGACGCGCCGGGACCGGCATTGGCAGAATCCCGAGTGTCGGCTTGACCGTTGGCGATCGGCGAAGTGCATGCCAGTCAAGCACCAGATTGTCGACAAGGTGAGTATCCCGATTAAATCCAGCAGGCTCATGACTGGTACCCATTGCGCCGGATCACTTTAACTTTTCGGTTTCCCTCATAATCGCTGTGCAAGACCCACTGGCCAGCCGCGTCGTAGAAGCCCCAATGCCGCACCACCGGGCCGGTGATAATTCGCGTCCAGGTGTTCGGTAGTACCTCCGAAATGTAATGCGGATCCGTGGCGTTCATTTCGCGGGTAGTGCCAGCCATTCGATCGGTGACAATGCGTTGATCGCCGAAGCCCGGTCGCATTTCCTTATAGCCACCCGACAGGACGACAGAACGAAACGACCAGGGATGGTCATGGAAACAAGGTTCGTCCGGCCCTTGAATATTATGCAGGTAATATCGACCCTGCTTGCCTTCCGCGTCGCGATCGGTCAGGCACCAGCGACGCAGGTATCCAACGAGTTCGAGATCAGCCTCGCGATCTGGAACGTGGAAATCGTTGCTCATGCCGTGGCCCCTTGTTGGTGTTTCGTCCACTCGGCTTCGAAGAGCCGGTCTAGCTCGCGGTGCGCCTCCTCGCGTTCCCTGGCTGTGTTGCCTGTCGGTAGTCGGAAATCATTCACCAGCTTGGCGATCGGGAAAGAGTAACCAGCAGGCGGCTCGCTTGGCGTGCCGGATGAGATGCGTCGTAAATACAAGCTATAAATCTTTGCTCTAACGGCAGCGCGAGTCATGCCATCGACTCTCGACCGTGGTGTTCCGTCCAGAGTTGATCAAACCCCGAGAAAAACTCCTTCCAGCACATGTCGTGAGTGAGATCTAAACCGGATGGCTTTTGTGTTTGCTCGTCTCCGGTGATGCTGTGCAGGGTCGCCGAATTCGGTGTCGAACAATCGGCGATGTATTCCATGAGCGGCATGGGCCCCTCGTAGGTTAGCGCCAGCGCTGATTTAACCGCGAAGCCGCAGACCCGTTTGCAGTAAAGCGCGGAAGCAAACCGTCTGGTGTTTTGATATGGGGTATCCGGGTGGACCCCAAATATTTTCTGAAAGGTCTCGTCGTTCGCTGGTTTGGACAGCTGGATGCATCGAATGAAGTCGGCAATCTTCGGGAAGAACTGACCGCCATTGGGATCCTCGTAGTGCATCGACCTGGCTTTCAGCAATCGGTCCAACGGCCATCGCCGCAATGCGGTGCAGTAGGTTTCGAGCTGACCGCCAGAAATGTTGCGTTGGTAATACTCAGCGGTCTCGTTCAAGAACGGCACCAATTCTCGATCTCTAGTTCCCTGTTTCATGTTTTCGCTCCGGTTAAATTGCCGTCTTCGTCCATCCGAGACATGAGCTCGTCGACAACGTTTTGGTTTGACTGGGTGACAGATTTTTTAGAGTTCGGTCGGGTGGCTTTGGAGTCGGTCAATTTCTCGCTTTGCAGCCAGCCTGTTAATCGCGTTCCGAGGGTGCGCGGATTCTGCTCAGTCTCCATGGCGTACATCCGAAACTTGACCAAAACATTTTCATCGATATCGAGGCCGGTCGTCCGTTTCAAATATTGGACTTGTCGGTCGTCAGGTTCCCAATTGAGGTAATCAAATCCCTCATACTGTCCACTTGCACCTTGGGGATGGTCACCAGTAGCAGCAGTAGTATTCTTATCTCTATTGAACAAGGGGACAAGTTGTCCGCATCTGATGCGGACAGGTTGTCCACTTGCATCCGGACAATCTGTCTCCTTCCAAGCGGACAACTTGTCCGCATGCATGCGGACAGTATCGGCCTCTAATTGGCCGTAATTGATCATATATTTGTAAGTGCGATTCCAGTTCTTCGCCTGAACAGCAGTCAATATTTCGCGGTTTTTGAGCGCGGTAGTGATCCTTGATATCGTCTTTTTTGACCAAAATGGGAATGCTTTTTCGAGGTCATCTTGGCTCTTAACTACCCAAACATTTCCCTCTTCATCCGGCTCAGAAATAGTTGTCCAGTAGTGGATTTGTTGGATCAAAATTGCTTCATTTAGACCCAGCACCACGGCTAGGGATTTCTGTAGAACAAGGGGTGGCTCATCGAGCAGCAACCTACTCATCGGCATGCTCCTTGAACGTAAGCAGATAGGTTGGGTCTTCGCACGATGCCCACACGAAACCGGCGCCAGAAGGCACTAGATTGATCGTGAGGGTGCAAAGTAGCTGGATGGTGATGGTATGGGTCGGCGTCTGTATGACGCGCACAGGCGAATGCATGGCTTAGATCCTCTGATGTTCGAGAACCGCCACGATTGACTCTAATCAATTGGGTGGCGGATGTAGTGGAGTTAGAGTTACCGCTCAGAGAGACGGCGCACCGAAGTTCCCCCACCACACCCACCATAAAACTATGGGCGTAAAAAAAGGCACCTGGAGCGCCTTGTGGCACTCTGACTTGCGAGACTCTAATCTCGGCACTGGGTTTTACCAGCACAGGGGCACGATAAACCTCTTGGCGGTAGATTGGCAAGTCTGTCGTCATTGGGTCCATCATTGGATCCTCATCACGACGATATGAAGCTCGTCGTATATGTGTTTTGAATATTCGCCATAGCCATTCCGTTTCTCGTTGACGGCTTTGCTGTTGATGCTGCAGGCGAGACGGTTACGTTGGATCGGATCCTTTTCCGCAATGTAGAAGCCGTCGCCGACTTCCATTTTTCTCCATGGACAGCAGCTCGCAAAAGTCCGGCGCTGATCCGGAATGACGCGTACAAGCGTGTCTAGATCTGGCATCGGCGGCTGCGTTCTTTTCGGTGGTCTTTTGATGACTGGCGCCAGCTTCTTTATCTCCCAGGAAGCAGGCAGGTCAGAGCACGCTCTTGTGTCGACTGTAGGGGGATTCAATTCAATGTGATCTAGTCCCCAGCGATCGGGTAACGGTCCAGCGTGGCTTACACGGAGCGAACTCATGCGCTCACGCTCTCTTGGTTTAACTTTTCAATCAGGTTGTGGAAGGATTCGTCTGCAGCTTGGTCGTCGTGTTGCTCTGGCTTGCGGCGCATATTGGTTCGGGCAGTGCAGTAGAAGTTGCCGTCGACGCGGATCCGGTAGATGGGGAACTTGTCTTCGGTCACATTCATCGAAGGCATGCGGCCAGTAGCGTTGCAGTATTCAATCTCCGAATAGATCGGACCCATTAAAACCTCTGCGTCTACCCACAATCGTTTCTTGTGATTGTGAACCTGCCACCCCTCTTCTCCTGGAACTGGTAATCGATCTGTCATTAATCCTCCGCTCCGAACATTTCATTCGCGTCGAGAGGTTCAAGTTGTTCGGCGATCGTCTCGCGGCGACCGCCCTTGACGTTTTTGTACGAGGAGCTGCGTGCTCTCGATGGTTTCGTTCGCAGACCCCGCACCAGATCTCCGGTGGCATCGTCGGGCAGTGCGGTGAAAAACAATGTGGAGATCGTCAAACAAAACATGAGCCAGAGCGCCCTAATAGAAGCGAAGCCGCGTTGCTCAATTGATACTCGGAGGATGCCTAACGAGAATGCTTTACTGACCAGGTTGGCACGATTGGTGGCGTTCAACTTCCCCATGGCGTTATCGGCATGAGCATTGATGGTTCGTTCCGTAATACCCATCGCATCTCCAGCGTCGTAGGCAGTACAACCTTCCGCGATGTAGTAGAGCGTCTCATTCTGTCGACCAGTGAGGTAACTGCTATCGCCTATCTCAATTTGAGGCCCTTGTAAGATCTGACGATGTTTTGCTTGCTTCATGGCGTTACTGTCTCCTCATTGGAATTATCACGAGCGGCTACCAGTTCTAAGATCTCGTACTCGCGCAGCTTGGGGATTGCTTCCTCCGGCCACTGCGATACGGCTGGCTCACTAATATGTAGAGCGGTTGCTAGTCCGGACGCTGACTTAAAGAGGGATATTGCGTGTGATTTCTTCATAGAAAATCTGAACTCATCTTAAGATAGCAAGCAATCTACCTCTTAAGATTTCTTAATACAAGAGGCGGTATTATCCCAGCCCATGAAAAACACAATCGGCGACAGAATAAGAACGGCTAGAAAAGCGGCCAACCTATCCCAATCACAGCTCGGCAAAGCCGTTGGTGTGGCCGGTTCCGGCGTGAGTCAATGGGAGAGCGACAGCACCGAGCCGACCGGGAGAAAGCTGATTGCCCTTTGCCACAAACTAGGCGTCACACCCGAGCACATCCTTACTGGTATCGATAACAATCGAGATAAGACTGGCTACCCTGTGGTAAATCCACAGACCATCGACGAGTACCTAAGCAATGAAGGTCCACTCAAGGCCGATCAGTACGTTCGCTCATTGCGCAACTACCCCGCTAACACCTTCTGCTGGCTGGTTCCGGACGATTCGCTGCAAAGTGTGATCCCGGAAGGCAGTACCGTGTTCATAGATCCGGACCTAGATATAAATAACCCTGCTTTCGACGCCGTGATGATGATCTCCTTGATCAAAGTCCGGAATCGCCACGCACTCCGAGAGCGGCACGATGACTTTGGAAAGATTGTTTACATCGCCACCAATGGCGACCATCGAACCATTACTGCAGCAGAGTGCAAAGTGCTTGGACACGTTGTCGGGATCGCCGAGCGAACCTGGTCCGGCTCCGAGATCGAACTACTAAACCGCGCAGACTAGCCAGAAACCACCCACAAACCCCCTCCTTAAGTTTTCTTAAAGATTCTGCTTGACCTATGCCTTAAGGTATCTTAAGTTGTGTTCCGAAGATATCTGTTCCACGTGAAACAACAACGAAAAGGGCGAAGGCAGAAAATGACCAATTCAGCAGCAGTAGAGACCTACATCGAGCCACTCCCCGACCGCCAAAATACGGTCGACCTCCATAACCCCAGCAAGATCCATTTCTTCCGCACCCACGCTAACGGCGATATCTATTACAACCAAGGCAACCACTGGCAGCTCTACTACAACTGGAAGCTGGTCGACGATCTAGACGACTTCGCATACGGCGAATACTTCAAGCACCCAATGAACTGCGAAGCGATATCGATCGCCCAGCTCGCCGAGCGTACCGGCACAGACGCCGCAGATTATCCCGACGCAGTATCTGCGCTCTTTTACCGGACTGACGACACTGACGGTTATATAGAGGTTCAGAAGGCCGGCTACTACTGCCTCGTCGGTAACGAGGATTGCTTTAGCACCAACCTCCACGAGGTCAGTGAATTTCTGAGAGCGAACTGGCTGGAATAGATAGCCGCAAACCTTTACCCATTAACAACAGAACGCGAGGCAGCACATGGTATCCAAATCAATCGAGGTAGAAGTAGACATCGACGGCTCGGCTTACGCCGCAAACAAAATGGCCGAGGCAAAAGTGCGCGCCACGTGTCCAGATATGCAACTACGGACAAGCCTAACCAAATGGCGGCGCGAGCATGGATTCTCTGCTGGGTTCATTGTTGTGAATGGCACCGAGATTTGTGGCTATACCAGAGACCTGCTGGAACCTCGAGGCTGGCGACCAGGCTGCATAGCTTTTGACAATCAAGGAAAACTGAGGGGCATTGCGGTAGGTGGTAACGCTTACGACGGTGCGGCTAATTGGGAGCCCAATGATCGGGAAGGCATCCATTAATCCCAAACTCGAATAACCCCGAGCCGGTCCTCGGCATGACTTAAAACTGCCCTTTAAATTTAACAAGGAGAACATGATGAGCAGCAAATCGATAAATGTAGATGTCGATGTCGATATTGATCTTGACGAATGGACGGACGAGGAACTGATCGAGGAGTTAACTCGCCGAAAGGTTCATCTATCTAGAGCAGCAATTCCGGCCACCAATGCTCAAACATTCGCACAGCGGATATACGAGTCATGGAGCCGAGACCCAGCACCAGTGATTAAAGATTTTGTGTACCAATACTACGGCCGAATCATCAACTAAACGCTTTAACGCTATGTGTTAACACATTAAAACGAGAGGACAGCAATATGCCGAAGGCAGCAACAGTTAAGAAAGAAGTCCCGCACCAACTGGAGCAGATCGCTCTTAACAAGTTGGTCGTCAGCGAGATCAACATGCGGCAGGAGTCGCCGAGCGATACGAAAGCCGACAAGCAACTTAAAGCGAGCCTGAAAGCCTTTGGGCCGCTTCAAAACTTTATCGTGCATGCGGATGGTAAGAAGTTTGGAGTGGCCGGTGGCGGCCGACGCTTGCGTCTGCTGCAGGAGCTGGCCGACGAGGGAGTCGTACCTAAGAAGATGCCGATCAACTGCAAGGTGGTTTCGATCGACGACGCACTCTCCGCTACGATCGCAGAGAACTATCACCGACTCGCGCCGCATCCACTAGACGAGTGCAAAGCATTTAAACGCCTCGCCGATCGCGACGGCATGACGACTAAACAGATTTCCGAAGAGTTTGGTGTCGGCCCTCAATACGTTCGTCAGCGCCTGGCACTGGCCAAGGTGCATCCAGCAATCTTAAAAGGTTTTCTTGCTGGCGACTTGAGTCTCTCGGCGGTGTCAGCCTACACAGTAGATCCTGACCAAGAGAAACAGTTAGCGGCGTTTAAGTCGATGAGTGTGCACTGGCGCAACAATGCCAACCGTATTCGGAGCACGCTGACTAAATCAGAAATCACACTCAGTTGATGGTGTGTTCTACGCCATTTATCGCGCAAGGCCATAATGTTTTTCAAGATCCAAAAGATGAGGATTTGCTGGCATTGTTTGCCGAATCAGACGGGGAAATCTGCCCGCACTTTTTAAGATTAGGAGATTAGAACCATGAACATTCCAAAATTTATAGAAACAACTCATGATGTACAAAATCAAACCAAAACTGATTGGTATCACGTGGATGGCGAATCGTACGGTTTATGCATCAATATCGACGGGACTAGCCAGCTATTAGATAGTGAGGGATTCCCCGTCGATGAATGTAATGATCACGACAACATAAAAATGATGCTGTTGACGACTAATTAACTTATTAACTGTAACCTAACCGAGATCGTGACTATCATCGTCGAAGCGTTCAAGCACGAGTGCGAGCAAGCAATAGCCGAAGAGGGATAGACGTGACTGACGTAGTTCTAAAGGCTCTAGAGCGCGACCACAAGCGGCTGGAGCGTATTGCGAAAAGCGCCAAGGCAGAAGCTGATGCCTGCATTCATGCAGGGTCCGAATTGCTTGCGATCTACGAGGAGCTGCGATCGCTCGTAGCCTCGAAAGAAACAGGTCGATCAATTTTGGATAAACTGGAATCGCTCAAGGTCAGGTCGGATGCGGCCAAGAAGGTCGTTGGTAAAAGTTTGATCGCGCTGCTAGACAAACAATCGAAAGCCGAAGCCGAGAGAGACCAACTGACAGAGGCAATCGGCATGATGAAGTGGCGTAATGAAATGAGGTTACCTGCTAATGGAGGTGATTAGGAACTGCCAGCACTGCGCGAAGCCGTTGACCGCGAAGAAGCTGAAGTACTGCAGCAAGCATTGCGCAGATATGGAATGGTCCTTCGAGAACCGGCTGCCGCGCTGTCGCGATATCGATGCGCAGATCGATCACCTCAACCTACTCAGTAAGCCGTGGAGACCGCCCCCGGGCAGGATGGATGCATCGCCATGATAAACACCCGGGTCGCCGCTGAATTGCTTGATGTGTCGAATAAGACGATAAGAGCTATGCTGCTGGACGGACGGCTGCCTGGCATCGTCATTAGATCGACCAAGCGTGCGTCATTTGTATATTAACTGATCAATCTGGTCTGCCTTTCTTTTCAGGCTAAAAATTAATCTGGAACTTGTTTGAGGCGCGTAATATCACAGTAAGACGATCCGGCTGAAAGTGACGCTGATTGAACGTTTAAAGAGCTGGTAATAACTCTGCACCGTGAATTTACAGATGCGGCTATTATCTTGCTGAAACTGACCGTCTTATCAATACTCGCAAACGTTAAGCTGCTTGAGTAAGGCTTCATGCCGCTGGCATTACAATCCCAATAACTGTTATAGCTAACTCCATTATCTGCATATCCGAGCCGGGCGAACTGATTGTACGCAAGAGCCCCGCTCGACACTGATCCTATTGTCAGCTGAAATTCTAAAACCACGTTTACGAGGTAGAGCCCTGCTTCGTCGAACTCAAAATAACTTCCCGACACTAAAGTTATCGGAGCCGCCCCGTTATAAGCCTGAGTCCAATTCGATATTAATGATGGGTTTGTCAGGTTCCCGGACGGAACAAAGCTATCGATTTGCAGGTCTTGTGTGTTAGCCGTAGCGTTGTCGGCCGGCTTTCCGGTTCCGGATATCTGGCTGGACCAATCAGCACTGTTAACAGTCGCCAGGCCACCCTGCCCGGCAATCGAAGCAGCGACATTAGCCGCCGTCTCATCGCCTACTTTAATCCAGGTACCAGCAATTTTAGACCACCACGATTTGGTAGCAGTATTGTAATGCAAGCTCCCATTGATACCCCCGCTGGGATTACTTGCGGACTGAGTGATCGTGTTGTCTGTCGCATCCAGCGAACCGTTGTAACCCAGCCCCACAATGGTTACCGAACCACCGCCGCCGCCAGATAACGTACCATCGGAACCTATC